TCTTTTACAATATGATGCAAATGTTGATTTACTTGTTGGTACTGCCATACTAATTATCCTGTTTTACTAGTATTTATAATAATAGTGAATAGTAAGAGAAAATGAAGATATTACGAAAAAACAAAGTCCTAGAGCATGTCATTTTGACTGTTTTGAGTATCAAGTGATATCATCATATCAAAAAGGTATAAAACTTGAAATATTGGATATTAGACACTCTAAGAGGTATATAGGAACATTTACTAGTATTTCAGTACTAAATTAAGCGTCTTCTAGTGTTTTAATTCTAGCTTCTAATTCTTGTATTGTTTTAACTAGTAAAGGTACAAGTTTTGCTTGGTCTATTTGTTGATACTTAGGCATTGTTTTTGTAGCAACCCATTTTGTATTATTTGCATATACACCATCCGCTTTACCCTCAATCCAATCTTCCTCTAACACATTTTCACCTATGTAGTTATCACTTGAATCTGTAACAACATTAGTTGCTGTTCTTGTAGCATCTTTAGTTCCTATTATAGCTTCAGGTACTATGCTTGATACTTCATGTGCAATAAATCCATCTACTAAAGTATTTGATTCATCTACAATGAAATTAAATCTACATGGTTTTAATTGTTTTAGTCTTGTTGTTGCATCAAATGTATAGTCTACATTTTCTTTTAATCTATAATCTGATGATGTTGCATAAGTTGTGCTTGATGCTGTTGTCGTAATACTTCCACCACTAGAGCCATCTTTATGAAAGACAATTATAGCACCATCACTAGATAATCTATTAAGTGCTAATGAAGCTTCACCATTACAAATTAATTCTAATGCACCATTTTTACTACCGCCATCATTGAAACAACCACCAGCAGTTCCAAAGTCATTAGTTGTTTTACCAAATAATATTTGACCATTACCAAAAAACTGTACTTTGTCACTACCACCAATTTTTAAATCTACTTGGTCATCTGTATCAGCAGTAATACTAGTATCAGCATCAGCATCAAGTATCAATTCTGTTCCATTCATATCAATATTAGAACCTGTTTGACATAAGAATTTATTTGCAGTAAATTGGAAATCATCTGCACCAGCAATCTTAATGTCTATTTGGTCATCTGTGTCTGCAGTGATTGTTGTATCACCATCATCATCAAGTACAAATTCGTTACCCTCTAAATCTCTTGTCGCAACAACATTTGCAACATTAAAAGTACCAAATGCATTTATTTGTAATGTGTCAGAAGCTTCAGCACCTACTCCTAAAACTACAGCTGTTCCATTGGTTGCTGTATAATCTGCAGGGGCCAGTCTTGAACCATTAAGATATACATCTATTTGACCAACAGTATATGCTAGTGATACACTATTAGTATCATTACCACTAAATGATGTTTGCCCAGCAGTTGCCGTATAGATAAATTCTGTTCTAGTTGCCCCTTGTGCAAAATCTCTACTTCTTGTCATAACTTGTTATCCTATTGAATATATGTTTATTTATACAAACTATTATGATGGTTTTGTTGGCCATGTGACATTTTCAGCTTTCTCTACTGTATCTACACCATTAGTTATATCTCTAAGTGCTTGTCTGTATGTAGTCCATGCTGAAGACATTGTAACATCACTCAAAGCTAAATAATCAGTTTCAGCTATTTTTCTATTTCTATTTGTTCTTAGAGTGTCCATTGCTCTTGCAAGAGCACCATTTGTCCAAGCAGTTTCTTCAGCATCTCTTGCTGCTTCTTCTGCATCTGTCATTTGACGCCTAACTCCATTTTCTAATATATATCTCGGCATTATTTTTCTCCTATTTTCCTATTCCATATAATGTAAATGTACCACTATCTATGTTACCTGTGCTCATTTTAAATGAAATACCTGTAACTGCTGATGCAGTTTTAATTTGTCCTGTAGTCCATGTTTGTGCTCCACCAGGCGCATCATCTTTCGCAACTGACCTACTATAGAAGTGTTTATGGAATGTTGTACTCCCTGGCCCATATAACCAAAGAAATCCATTACAACATGATTCGGCATTAGTTTCAATAGTATCTGCATATGCTATTGATTGATATGCTGTACCACTATTTTGGTCTTCACTTGCATCTGCATTATTATCACTTGCACTTCCAGCCTCTGTATTTGAACCATTAGATTGAGCAGTACACAATGATAAATTAAAGTTCGAACCATCTGTTGTAAATTGACATGTTAACTTAGAGCCAGCAGATGGGTGAACTGAATTATAAAATACCATGTAAGCATTGTAAGTAGAATCTATACCAGAAGTAATATTAACAACTGAATCAGATGATGCTGTACTTGTAGATATTTTAGCTAAAGCATCTCCACCAGTAAATCCAGAGCCCCAACCAAAGTTTTTTGATATTGATTTATAAGTTGCCATTATGCGTCACTAAATCCATAAAGAGATACACTTCCAGCATCTATATTACCAGATGAAAAATCAATTCTAAATCTATCTATAGCTCCTTCTACTTGTATATTTGAACCACCATGACAGCCTTCCATTTCATCAGGTGTAACACTAACAAAATCATATAAAAAACTTTTCCATGTATCAGTTTCTCCAGGCCCATGTAAATAAATATGACCAGAACACGAATCGGTTGTATTACCATTACCTACATTTATAGCAACAGGTTGTCCACCTGTTCCTTGTTGTAAATCATTAGTATCATCTACTCCAACTGTGACACTACCATCACCATAACTCATTCTTGTAATCCATTGTGCGCTAGTTTTACTATCTGTAAAGTCACCATCGCCAGGGTGAAATCGTAATTCGGGTTTTGAATTTGCTGGATGCATATTGCAACATACAATTAAATATGTTTCATATGTGTCATCAAGAACAACATCACTAGTACCATGAATAAAATCTAAAGCTGCAACAGAACTAGAAACTGTTTGTGTTTTAATAAGTGTCCAAGCACCACCAAGACCTGTTGCATTAGAACTTGTACTAAAATTATATTTTATGTCTTTATAATTTGCCATTATTTTACTAGTCCAAACATAGTAATTCTACCAGCATCTATTTTATCGCCACCGCTATACCTAAATCTTACACGAGTTATTGCTGTGGTTGTTTGAAAATAACCAGCACTTTCATAATCTTCTACATATTGAGTAGCACCAGCAGCTCCTGTTCCACTCATTTTAGTTATCCAATGTTTTTCAAATGTTGTTGAACTAGGATTAAACAAATATAAATATCCACCTTGAGCACCTCTAGTTTGGAAATCGCCAGGGTCACCAGAACCTTTTTGTGGTGGGCCAATTTTTATAAAATTAGTATCATCATCATTAGGGCCACCATGTCCACCAGCACCTGCTGCACCATCATGACCATGATACCAACTGAGTACCATAGATGTATTTGTTATATTATAATTTGTGTTAGTACCTGTGTCCACTTGAAATTCAAATTGTGCTGTACTATGAGGAATCATTCCTGACATTTCAAAGTAGTAAACATCATAAGTAGAATCAATACCAGAAGTAAAATCTATAGATGATGCACCATCATCACCATCAGTCTGTGCTTGATGTGCTGTTGCTAATCTTATTAACCCACCTGCTCCTGAAGTATCTCCATAATCTACATTATACTTAACATCTTTATAATCTGCCATAGGTCACTCCTTATTTTTCTGTAAGTAACCAACCTTGAGTAGCATCTATATATACTAATCCAAATGCAGCTCTTTCTGTTCCTACTGTTAGGTCAGCTGCTGCTCCTTGAATTTTGTGTGAATTTCTTCCCACAGTTATTGCATTAGTATCTGCCGTAGCAGCATAATCTATAATTTGTATGTAATCTCCAGCATCGGCACTAGATGGTAATGTCATAGTAATTGCACCACCTGTTGTATTAACAGCATAAGATTTTCCTGCTACCATTGTAGTATCTCCTGTTATAACTGCTGTTGCAAATTTAACAGATGCATTTTCTCTTGCTCTTGTCATATGATTAAGTCCTATTGTTTCTTATATTTACATATTATTTATAAGAGTTTTTTCCCTTTAAACCAACTAGGTAGACCTAAATGTGGTCTATCATCATATTTATTATCTTTCCATTTAGGATTGGATGTATCATTGTAATGTAGAAATACTTGTACACATTGATTACCCTCAAATTTATTACGCCAATGAGGTAATTCACACCCAGAGTATATTAACATGTCACTAGGATTTAATTTAACTTCTATGTCTTTTCCTTTAGTATCTGTTAACCAAATAGGCCATACATCTCCACCCAGACATAAAGTAGTAGATACTTCACAAGAATATCTATCAGTATGTTTTTTTAATGATTCTCCTTTATTATAAATTCTAGCATAAGAATATGTTGGTGATAATTTAAGACCTGTTTCTTTATTCATCTTATCAGTTAATAGTGATAAAATAGTATCCATTGCTACATCTGAATAATGATTGTATGATTGTGGACATTGTTCATCACCCTGTCTACCCCAATCATCATTTAATCTAGATATATAGGTTG